CAGTCTGATAGATCTGGTTTAGTCCAATAGTTATCCATTAAAAAAGCGTTGAATGGTATCCGATCTGTACGAATCTCACCATTTTCTGGATCTTGTCGATAATCCATCCAAATATGTAAAAGATTCAGACCGCAAGTATTCGAACCATCAAAACAGTCAGAGATCTTTTCATAGGTTTGATCCTGTCTCATGACCCATTCAATGATTTTAGTTAGCTGATCGGCTGTTTTTCCTGAATCGGGATCGTTGTCAGATGGTGTTATAATGGTGGCTAAACGATTATCCCGTTGATATCCCCCGATCATGTTTATGATACGAAGGATCTTGTTGAATTGAAGCTGCTTTTGATTTCGGTAATTTATGTTATAAAATGAATTCCAGTAGTCTTGCTGACCTGTAGCCATCTTGGTATCTAGATCGGCCTCAAACCACCATTGTTGCCATAAAGCCTGAGATTCTTTCCAGAAATCATCCAATTCTCGGGCGATAGGATTGCTTGTAGGCCACGTCATATTTACCAATAAATATTTTATTTGTTATACTAAACAAATTTTTTTTTAGTGTCATCAAATATCGTTCTGATTTCGTTCCATATATGCAAAATTACTATGAGGCGTTTTCCACGGATGATTTTTACCATTCATTTTTTTAGGTGGACTATTCATCCACTTTTCATTGGCTTTTTCTATCTCTTCTTTTTTTCTTTCCATGTATGATTTCCTAGAATCTGGTTTACGGTATTCTTCATGACAAGATGCACAAAGCCATGATGAAGACTTTTTTTCCTTACCATTTTCTCTTACTCTCAGTAGTTTTCCCACAAAAGAATTCCCACCACACTTATTGCAATTCATTTCTGTCTGCATATGGTCCTCCTAGTATTCATGAGCACGTTTTGCCCTCTTTTTTAGGTCCTTAGCTGCTGAAATCGCTTCTTTTTTCTCTATCCTTTCATGTCTTGCTTTAACAGGCTTCTTCTTCTTCTTTGCTTCCATCTCTTCATGTTCATAATGTTTTGCGTCTTTAGACAGTGCCTTAGCCGCTTTTCTCATAATTTTCTGATGCATATTTCCTCTCTTTGTTTTTTAATAACCTAAGTTTCTCATCCGCATATCCTTTATAGAATCTGCTGAGAGCTTTCCTGTTGATGTTCCTAATGATTTAACACCTATTGCAAGCATTCTAAATGCATCTGCACCATGTGAATATTGGTCATGCAACGGTTCATCGTAGTATACTTTTAAGATGTCATTCCATTTCTTTCGGTAGAAATCAAGGCATTGGATTCCTCGTTTGCAATGGACCACGTTAAAGGTACAATTGGGGAGAATAGAACGGACTGCTTGGATACCCTCTTCAATAGGTTTCCTAGGCACAATTTGCATATTGTAGCCGAGGTTCCTGGCTGTGGTGAGACGATCCACCCCGCTTGTGAATTCTCTATTCTGCATATCGTGTGGCACAAAGTGAGTACCAAAGATAACGTTGTTTGATTTTCTCCACTCTTCAAGATATCTGATGTAGTGCTCAAGACCTTCGGAATTGTTTTCGTAGTAATGTAAGAGGTTGATTTTTCCGTTGTTGAGCTGCTGGAAAAGCCATATAGCACTCGCGTCGCCCACCCCGATATCCCAAGCGCTATGTACAGGAAGGTCAGTATTAACATTAATGCGAGTAACTCTGTCATCATCTTTAGCCCTTTGCATAAGTTTTCCATAATATGCACCTTCTGCACCTCGTGTAAACGAACAGTAATATTCTTGCTGAATGAAGTCTTCAGGCATACCCTCAGCGCGTTTTCCTTCTATAAAACCATCATCAAATATGGATGTATCTTCGATTGTCAAACGACTGTGATAATAGGAGTTTTTCAGAGAGTCTTTTTCGTTTAAATGTGCGTTCTTGGCATATTCACAAAGGTGATAGAAGTGGTTTTGACCATTAGGAGTGCTAATGAACATAGCAATCCCATTATTCTGTGAAAGTCTTGGCTCTATAGTATCCCAACTTTCACGTTCCATGAACGCATATTCAGAAAAGATCACAAATTTTGGGTTCATTCCGCGTGAAACAGACGCGTTTTTTCCATCTACACCCATCAAGTGATACACAGAGCCATTTATGAACTCGACACTCATCTCAGAGCCGTTTTTCGATTTTATGAGCTCTTCTGGAATGTGATCTAGATAGTTCATCGATTCGCCTTCATCAGTATCATGAACACCCTTCCAGATAGCTCTCTTAGCCTGATTGTACTTTGGAAAACAGTGTAGGTACACTCCAGGCTCTTGTAATGCTTTGTAGATCAAGCAGTTTAAAGCAAATAAGTCTTTACCAGCTCCGCGGTGCCATGCGCAAACAATGCGCTTCTTGCCCGATTCTAGGGCTTTCCAAGCATCAATCTGATAAGATCTACACAGGAACTTGTGAGGAATTTGTATCGTTTTCATCTTTCCAGGGCTGAGTAACAAAGTTCACAGTATAGGTTTTATTTTCATCTTTCTTGTTGTCAGTAAATCCAGCAAGGGATTTTAAAGTAAAGATCGTCATTGTGCAGTCGTTCTTATCGAGCAATCTATTTGCTGATTTGTAGGCTTTCTCTTTAAGGAGTCTATTTTCATCGATAAGCTGGATATCTCGTTCTGCACGAGCTTTTTCCAATGCATCTTTTACATCAGGGTCTCTTCTTAACCATAGGTAAATGGTGGTTGGATCACAAGGGACTGCTTTTGCAGCCCATTCGATAACGCCTTTATTGTCTTGTAAAGCCTTGATTATCTTGTCTTTATCTAAAAGAACGCCGCTAGTACCCATAATACTCTTTTGTTTAATGTAAACTTATTTTTAAACTCATCCAAGTATATCGTCAACATATTTTTTCATTTGGAAGTTATGAGTATTTTTGGTATGATAATATGCGAACTCCTAAAAAATAGTGAATCATATGCAATTAGATCTTTTAAAAAGCATTGACGAAGTGGAAATAGATTACTTAAAAAGTACTATTGACGAAGTCAGAAAGTCTTCTGACAAAGTGAGACGCGGCATGTATGCTAGATTGAATGAATTAAATAAAGAATGCATGGATCTTAGGGTACGTTTAGAGATTATGGAACGAAATATTTGCAAAAAGGCATGAAAATGGATTGGTTTAAAAAACATGTGGATACGGTAATAATTCTTGCAGCTTTTGGATCTGCACTTCTTTGGATGAATGGTAGATTCAATGAGCTTGATAAAGATTTAACAATCGTGAAGACGGTATTGATTATGAAAAAAATCATGCCTGTGGAATTAGCTCAAACGAAGGAAGAGGTAAGATAATATGGATTGGATACAAACACTTTCGATAATTGTTACCGTCATAGGTGCTGCATATTACATACATCGAGATATCAAAGAAGATATGAAAACTCAGACAGCTAGGACAGATCGGCTTTATGAAATGTTCATTGACCTGATTAAAGAGGGAAGGAAATAAGGTGGAATAAAATCTAATCTATGAAAAACTCTATTCCTACCCCTATTTCTGATGATATTTGCTGACCATATTGCCATTCGATTCGTTCATCATCATCTGCTTTACCTGCTGCTAGACCAGGGAAAATTTGATCAGCAATTGCATCTCTAACATATTTCATTGAAACTGGAAGATTATCAGAATCCAGTTTTCTTTTTCCAAATCGTGTAAGCTTAATTTTACAAGGAACAGGAACTTTGCATCTTGGACTTTCTTTTTTGAAAAGAACCTTGATCCATTTTTTTTGTAGATCATGCCGTTTTTTCTTTTTCCAAAAATGTTCAGTGCAATTTGCTTCACTCACGGTATGGATTGGTGCGAACCAGTCGATAATCTTTTTCATAAACCTTCCAAATCGATTATAACCTGTTCGATTCCTTCTATAATTGTAGATTTTAAAATTCTTTCGACATTCTCTAAAAGAATTGAACTACCAGAATGTGCGAAAGTATCATGACAAATGACCAAAATATCTTTTATTTTAATTAGATTGTCGATGGATTGAGAAATAATTAAATCCTTCTTAGAATCCAACAAGGATGGAGCACAAGTTGGATTGATAAGATTGTGTTGATAAACTTTTTTTTCTTCTGAAAACATAAATTTCTCCTAAAATGGGACAGGGTTGCTATCTATTTCTACGCTTTGAGGTTGAGATTGATTTTTCGAAAGTTCGATAAATTTATCTAATTCTTCAAACACTGCTTTTTGAAAGTTTTCAGACATTTTTGGGTCTTCAAAAGTGTTATAAGAGTAATATTTTTTTTTACCATCTGCCTCGTATTGTTTGGAAGGAAAAGAAAGCCAACGTTGTTCATTTTTTTTAAAATAAGTCATTTCACGAATGATGAAATTTCCCCATTTTGGAATCATGAGATCGAAATTTCCCACCATGAATCCTTTGTTAATTTCTTTAAATTTAAGTATCTTCATTTTCATCATCCTTTTCCGTATGAAAGTGCATTCTTAGATGCCCTGGTTTTTGATCATATTTGTTAAATTTTCTTTTTTTCATAAATTCTGCATGCTTTTCTAAAAACTCAGAAAGAAGTTTTTCTAAAAGACTAATTTCTTTCGTCGTCCTGTTCATATTTTTCCTTTACTAATTCATTTTTTTGTTCCTGTGTGAGTGGTTTAAAGCTAGCATCGATGAGGATCGCATCTCGTGCGTGTTTGACATCGGAAGGGTCGATTTTTAGATGTAAAATCAGATCCTCTTTACGTAAAATTCTATTGAGAATGACGATATCTTCATTTAATCGAAAAAATATTTCTTTTTCCCACCATCCAAGGATGATGATCTTGGGATTGTCATGATTTTCCATAGGACCTTCTTTTTTTTGATTTCTACTTAACTTTTTCATTTTTCTAAAAACCTCACCATTTTGATTAAGACGAAGAAAAAACGTTAATGGCTATGTCCATATTGACCTAACTGTTTTGATTCAATGGCGGTATGTTTCTGTGTGTTTTTTAGGTATCCTAAACATCTGGATCATCAAAATCTAAGACAAATGTAATTTGTTCATTTTCTAAAAAGTTTAAAAAACTACCAAAAGTTCCCTTTAAGCATGGAGCAAAAAAACTTGAAGTTCCTTTAAATTTTACTTCTAACAATTCGAATTCGTCTTTCAGAGGACAATCGAATGAAATTCGAAAATATTCCATTGTCTCTATGCGGTAAATAGTCGAACTATCATGTAAACAAAATTTTATAAACTTCATATTTCTCCCATGTTCTTTATTTTTAGTAACCTAGATACTTCTTCCCGGAATTTTACATTAGAAAATGCAGTGAATTCCCCTTTTACATAAGGGCTCTGAGGTTCAAAGAGAAGCCCTTTTTGATCTTTTATCGTGTCGTTATATATCCTACAACGCCAACCTTTAGTGAAATCAGAATATTTTTTTTCTATTTCTCTAGCTAACGATTCATTCGCTTCTGAATTTTTAGAAGAGCAAAAATTAGACTTAAGTTCTTCATCTTTAATTCGATTAAACAGCCAACTGCCTTTTTTCATGACATGAAAATCTGACTTATATTCCACACCTTTACTGCCTTTGTAAGAGTCGAGAGTGTCTAGCATTTTATCAACGAAATCCTTTGAGTGCATCTCAACAAGCGAATCAAATTCAGTTTGGGTAAGTTGTACGTTTTCTCGGAACTTGATTTTTTCAGGAATTGAAAAAGAAGGGGTTTGGGGATGTTTATTCTTCTTCTTATATTCTTTATCTTCTTCTTTAGTGTCTCGGTTTAGTCTCACTTTAGTCTCACTTCCTGTCTCACTTTGTGTTTTTGATCTGATGTAAAACTCTGGTACAGTGATAGTTAGAATGATTTTACCGTGTCTCACTTCTTGTCTCACAAATCCACATGTCCGCCAAAAGTGAGACGCGCGCTCGATGGTGTTTTTATCCACTTTATCTTCTTTAAATTTGACACCTACATTGCACAAATCCATTAAACCCCGAACAGTTACACAAAACTGACCAATACCTATGGGAATAATTTCGGTTCCTATGGCGTGGGTTGTGGGTGCAAACGCGACATTCTCAAAAAGAATGTGGAGGACATGTTTATATTTGAGTCTAGCGGACTGATACCGAGGATCAGAGGTAACCGATCGAGGTATGATGAAATAACCAGAATTTGCCACAGACTCACCGTTTTGCTTGTAGAAATTCGGTGAGACTGCTAAGATGGAGTTGTTGTTAGTTCCATCTTTGAGTTCTTCGCCGGAATCTCGATGATTGATAGAGCCAGAGTTTACAGACTCTGGCTTTCCTTTTTCAGCGACTCTATCAAAATCACTTTTAGAACTCAATTCTTTTGAAGATATTTTGATCTGTTCTAGGTCAATAATCGGGATTGCTAACGCCATTTTTTTTCACTCATTTCCCTAAGATTTACTCATGATTTTCCCGATCAAAACAGATGTGATAAGTCAAACATTGACCATCTAGAACGGAATTAATTCCAAGTGGTTTAACTTTAATGAAATCGATTCCACTTTCCGATGAAATGACATGATTTTTTATCTCAAGAAACTTGATGATATTTACCAGGAAATAAAACTTCCCTTTCGGGCTTGTGCATAGTTCTAAACAGTCATTTGTGCAAATATATTCCTCGCAGATTTCATCAAAAAGATCGTTGCAGATTTCTCCATATGAATTCATGGATTCACGGCATTCAGTGCAGTATGAAATTGCTAACATAATGCATAGCCTCTGGAATCAATTTCCGACTCATCTTCATCCCATGACACAAGTTCGATGTGAAGCATGTTTTTTGTCTCATCAATGGAGATCAACATCTCCTTGACTAACTTTAAAAGATCTTTTTTAAAATCATTCAATTCGATAAGATATTCATTGCGGATATCTTTTTTATAGAGATGTAATTTTTTTTCTTGATCCGCATTTCTCCATAATAAAAGATATGTTGAAACGGCTTTAGGGCAATGCTCAGCCACTTGTGTTAAATAAATGTACGGAGGGTATTCATACGTGTTTTTTTTCATAGAGTTCCTTAAAATAAGATATTAATAATAAAGGCTCTTGGAAAAAAACAGGCATAATGATATTATGCTTTCGTCATTATGATTCTTTCCTTTCGGCAAGAGAGTGTTGAGGCTCTCTTGCTGCCTTTTCTCTCATATAAAATCTACAAAAGAACTTTGCAACACTTTTTTTAGTTGAGAAAAATTACACCTTTTCTTTTTCTCTTCGATTTCCTACGATAAAGCGTAAAGAATTAAATTGAAAGTTTTTCGAGATGACAAATTTTCTTACCTATGTTTTTAGGAGAATATATGCGAAATCTATTGGATAAACTTACGACAAACTCTTTTAACACTTTTTTACTTAGGTTTTTTGGGATGTTCCATCTTCTTTTCGTTCATATTTTTTCTGTTATTGGTTTTATTTAATTTTTCTTTAGGTGAGAAAGAAAGGAACTTAGCAGGTAGCAATTCAACGCACGTAACTTGGCTTTTGGTGACTGCCTCAATTCGCAATGCAGTACTGAGCCTTAAGTCTTTATCGCGATAAAGTATATTGGAAATTGTCGCATCTGAAACTCCAATTTTTCGTGCAAAAACTGTCATTGGGATTCCATATTCATCAAGATATTCTTTTAATTTCATAGAGATTTCCTAACTTTTTTTGGTTTGTATCATAAATATATTGTGTGAAAATACCAAACATGTTATGGTAGGTTCAAGATGATTGTAAAGGACCTAGTAAAAAACGTCAAGGAAGGAGTGAAAAAATGTCAGCTTTAGATGAACTCATAGAGGTTGCGGATAGACTCTGTGTAAATTTAGAAAATGCATCGGCAGATGAAAAAAAGTTTTGTCAAGATGTGTGCGAAGAGTTAGAAAGATATTCTTATGAGGTGTTCAAAATGACTAATGGTATTAGGGAACTTAAACAATATTACGGAGGCTAATATGTTATATTGGGAGCAATATAGCCATGCAGAGCTCTTATCCCTGCATGGTATAGAGGTAGATGGCGATCTACACGTTTGTTTTAGTGATCTTGACCTTGATCTGGATGCGACAGAAAAAGATCATCGTCATGTCATGAGTCTATATGACAAAACCATGTTAACCAATAGGGATTTTTTATGACAACCAGAAATTTTCAAGATTACGATAGGGTTACAGAAGTTCTTTTTCCTTTTTCCGGATTATCCGTTGTTGATGTGGAGGTTTTAAAAAAGGCCGCTGACAGAGGAACAAAAGTGCATGAGATCTGTGATGCACTCATCAATAACATTGGAATATCCAGCTACGATGATAGCTTACAGGGTTATGTCGAAAGCTTTTTTAAGTGGCTTCCTAGAAAATTTTTAGAAAAGCCCAAGAGATTTTTCTGTGATGATTTAATGATCACAGGAGAATGCGATGCAATTTATGAAGACAATGATGGATTGGTTCTTGTCGATTTCAAAACCTCTTTAAATGAAGGGAAGACATGGCCCTTGCAGGGATCTGCTTATAGCTATCTTGCTAAGAAAGAAGGATATGACATCAAAAAAATTGAATTTGTAAAAATATCCAAATTTGGAAAAGAGCCCATTAGCTATGTATACCAAGAAAACTTTGATCTGTTTCTAAAATGTCTAGATGTCTACAGAAATTTTTTCGATAAGTCTAAGAAACAGAAAGAGATTGAATTTATGAAAAAAGGAAATCATGAATTTCATGATTCCCTAGTGTAAATCCAATTCAGGATACCTCAACTATATAGAAAACAAAGATAAAAAGGAAAGGAAAATATGGAAAACGCTATAGCACTTAAACAAAGTTACGTACCTCAAGAAAATGACTTTCAGACTATGCAAATTATAGCTAGGAATGCGGCAGCATCTGGTTTATATGCAGGAGTCGGATCCGAGCAAAAAATCTTGATGGTTCTTCTTGCAGCTCAGGAACTTGGAATTAAACCGATGACTGCACTTAATGGAGGACTTTGGAATATTCAGGGGAAGATCGAAATATCGGCTAGACTAATGAATGCTATGGTTAGAAAAGCTGGTCATAGCATATGCGTGAAACACTGCGATGCAACTAAATGCATTCTAGAAGGAAAGAGGTCTGACAACGGAGATACATTTACCTCTCAATTTACAATTGAAGATGCTCAGCGTGCGGGATTAGCCTCGCGTGCTGTCTGGAAATCTTATGCAGAGGACATGCTTTATTCTAGAGCGATGAGCAGGCTAGCTAGGCGGTTATTCCCTGACATCATAGGAACAGCCTACGTAGAAGGCGAAATTAGAGATGCAAAATGTGAGATAATTTCTACAATCACTGCGGAAGAAGGTCCAGAAAATGCTGAAGAGGCTGAATCTAGAATGATTGAATTTTTAAAAGATTATCCAGAATCAGATCATCAATGGATTAGGTCTTACATACAGAAATATGCAGCCCATTGGAAGAAGAAAATCGTCCAATCCATTGATGATTATAGCGATAGGGAAAAATTCTTAACCGATTTCCAAAAATGGAAAAAACGTGAAGAATCTAAGTCCCAGTCGCAGGCTTAAAGGGCACTTGAATAGGAGCTGGTTGTGAAACTGGCTCCTTATTAACCACATCTACAAGAATATGTAGATCTGTTTCTTTTTGCATGGCTTCTTTGTCCACTTCAACCATGATAGCAGTATCATTTTCGATTTCTTCTAATGATTGGGCTAGTTGTGGCAGATATTGGCAACTAGACAGACCCCCTAGTATTAAGAGGACAAGTAGACTCAGACTTTTCTTGATCATGTTCATATAACCCTCCATCGCATCCTTGGATGCCTTTAATATATTTTTTTCTAGCCATTTCTCTTTCTTCAACTTCCAATGCGGCTCTACTTTTTTCAAAAGCCGACATTTTCATTGGGTTTGTACCAAATTGAAATTTGTCGTGCCTCTCATATATTGGAGGAGCACTTTTAGCTCTTGATTTTGGAAGTATATTCGTTGATCGCAGTTCATCAGATGTTTTTTGAATTCGCATATAACCTCATTTTTTTTTCGGTTTAGGGATCTTTGCCCCACTTTTTCTAGCTTCATTTAAAGCCGCAGCGATTGCTTGCCTTCGTGGGTGCCTCGACTCTTCCATCTCTTTAATATTTTTTCCAATTGTTTTTTTTGATTTCCCATGTTTCAGCGGCATAACTTAAACCTTTTTCTATTGATTTTTTTCTCTAAAACTGTCATATATAAGTGTAACGCAAAGGAAATTTATGCAAAATATTTTTTTAATCTTTTTTCTTGCATTCTCTACATTAGGGTTTTCCTATAACTGTGAAAGGGTTTCCTTTTTTATTGATAAAACTATATCAGAAATAGAGGGATTTGATTTGACTCACACTCAAGATCCTTATAATGATTATGTTGAGGGCTATTTAGCCTGTTTAAAGCATATAAAAGAAATAATGGATAGCCCACAAGCTCAAAAACCTTATAGAGAAAAATGAGTTTAACCTACTAAAAGGAGAGTAAACTTGAAAACAATTTCAATTTTTCTTTTGACATTCTTATCAGTTTTTTCATTAGAAGGGACTTGTCCATGTTGTATAGAAGTAAAAAAATTACTTATTCAACGAGTTTCTCAACTTGAGGAAATGTTGGCAAAAGAGCTGGAGTGGCAAGTCAACTACTATCATTTAGAAGGGGATATTCAAGGGACAAAATTTGCAATAGAACTGATCAAACACAAATGCAATCCTAATATTAAAAAAAGAAAATTTTAAAAAAGTGATCCTACATAAAGTAAAAATTCAGGGTGCATATGAAAAAAATTATTTTGTTCTTCATGATAGTTTGTAGTTCTTTGTGCTACTCATGCAACTGTGAGAAGGCATATTTTTATATCCAGGAAACATTGGAAGAAATGCAAATAATCCGAATAGATAAGACCGAAAAGGATCCATATCGTTTAAAGTATTTAGAAGGATATACCGATGCTTTTGAACAGATAAAATTTATGATGGATCAGCCGGATTTTGATCCATTACCACCTCGATTAAGGTGAGTTTATCAATAACACTATGGAGATTTTGTGAAATTGATTTCAATTTTTTTATTGTCATTTTTCTTTTTTTCTTCTTTGACAGGGGTTTGCTCATGCTGCATCGAAGTCAGAAAAGCTATGCAAGATAAAGTTAAGCAAATTAAAGAAGAGATGGAAAAAAATCCTGAATGGCAGGCGGAGCATTATATTTTAGAAGCCGAACTAAGATCAGCAAAATTAGCTATTGAACTGACATATCAAAAATGCACGCCATCAAAAAATAAGAAAATTAAACGACATATAAAATCATTATCTAGCAGTAGTTAGACTCTGGTTCAAATAAAATAGATCTACAATAACGGAAGATGCGGCAATTGTACCTAAAGATCTTATTACATCCACAAAAGGCCAAATCCCAAGTGTAGGAAGGTTGGTATTAATCGTCCCTAAAGAAACGCCATCCATTGTAAAAGTGGCAGAAGTTCCAGCCGCATTTATGGAAATCTGAGCATTATGGAACGCTGTTGTAACAGCGGTAGAGCTATTTGTTGTTGTTCTAGAACTACCTGCGGCTGTTTTTATAACCCAGTTTCCACTATTAATATTATCAGAATATTCAAAATATACACCGTTAGCTTCATCAGCATTTGAGGTGTCCCCCAAACCAAAACGTAAGGTATATCTATTTGTTCCACCTGATAAGATAGCCGGTGAAATTATCCAATTTATTGTTAAAGCACCTCCACCTAAGATAAATGGTTTTAAAGAAGTACCACCTAATCGCAGGTCTGAATCATTTGCTGCAAATGAACCATTTGCGACAACTCCTGGATTTGTTCCTGCTGCCACGCTAACTGATGTGAAAAAACCTCCTGTTGTTGTCCAGGATTGCTGTGATAACAAGGCTTGATTTCCAGAAATAAAGATTGTTCCGATGAAATCATCAAAAATAAGAATATTAGCATTAGGAGCAAATACCCCTGTAGGAGCTGTTTGAAATGTAGGCAAATTGCTAGCACCGTTCGACGTCAACACTTGACCAGAAGTACCAATGCTTGCAACGCTTTGAAGTGGGTTTGTTGTAGTTGTACCCGCACATACAGGGGTATATGCTGTAAAACTTGTAGCTCCAGTTCCACCACCCGCTACTACAGCCGTTCCAAATACTGGATCGGATGATGCTCCTTGAGAAATAAAAGGTACTCCAGAAGTTGCTGAAGGAGCAACAGAAGTAATAGCATTAGAAGATCCGCCCACTAACACATCATGTTGAGTAACCGCATTTCCTGTAACTGCTGATGTGCCATTACCAATCAAAACTCCGGTTAATGTAACTGCTCCTGTACCACCTCCGGCTACCACTGCTGTTGTAAACGATGGATCGGCAGAGGAACCACCAGAAACTAAAGGTATTCCAGCGGTCGCTGTAGGGGCTGCTTGTGCTATTGTACTTGATGTTGAACCTCCAATAAGGACGTCGTGAGCGGTTACTGGAGTAGAAGTAAACGCAGTCCCAGTGAATCCACAAATCCCTGTTGTGGCTTCGTTGATGCTATTTCCTGGTGTAGGCATTTTTAGTCCTCATTAAAATCAATTTAAAGTCCATGTTCCAACCACAGAAGTGGATCTCCAAATGGTATTAGCTCCCGATGTCGTACAAACAAATTCTATGCAGTCTCCCACATTGTTTGAGACAGCTGTTCCTGTAGCGCCGACAGTACCTGAAGCTGATCCAATAAGAAGCTGCTGGTTTGCATTTGGTGTTATCGTGGCTAGACCCAATTTCCCGACAATTTTGAACGTATCTCCTATAGAGGCTGTTGCAGGAAGTGTATATGTTACCCCTCCCCCTCTATCAGTTAGATATCCGTTCTGAACTGCGATTGTTTGTGTGGCTCCGGTTACATCTGTCCATGTGAATCCGCTAGCAGATACAGATATTGTTATTGAGTTACTTCCATTTGCAATGGAAACGCCTGTTCCTGCGGTCAAAGTTGCTGCGGCTGGCACCCCGGCTGTTGAACCTATGATAAGCTGTCCATCTGTCGCTAATGCGGTTAAAACAGGTATTCCTGTTGCTCCCGTGGTTAATACTGCTTTATTAGCTGTTGCTAATCCTGAAACTACGTTAGCAGATGAGGAGTAGAGCAACTGGCTTATCGTAGTTGTTGAAGGATACGTAGCAGTGCTAAAGGCCGGGTCTGCTGCTGCACCAGCAGATTGTAAAACCTGTCCTGAAGTTGCTGTTGGTCCAACCTTAGTTATTGTCGTTGTTCCAGCACCAACCAGCACAGCATGATTTGTCAAACCTGTCAATTGAGTAGTAAGTGTGCTTCCTGATCCGGCGATGGTAATGCTTCCTGATCCAACAGTATTGAAATTGTTTGCTGTAGGGTTTAATTGTCCACCAGTATCACCAGTAAGATGTTCTACAGCCGACGAACCACCTGCGATGTCTAAAGTGATGTTTGGTGTTGAATATCCAATGGAGACAGTTCCTAAAGGAGAGGTGATTGCACCCACATTAACATGAGTGCCTCCCCCATTAAGGGCTGTTGAACCCACCCATAATTGACCATTCGTTTGTAATCCATTGGTATCTGAAGGGCTAACAGATCCGCTAAAATCTGCATTATTAGCAAATACGCAATCTACATTATTTGATATTGAATTTGCAAAACCACCCATTATCTACCTATATTTTAGCTAACAAATACATAAGTTGTGACAACATTCCAATCAATTGTCTTACCTGCTACACCTGTAACGGTCAAAATTGCATCATTTCCAGATATTGAATTAGCAACTTCTGCAACAGTAAACGAACCCTCTTCCCCTACTAATGCGATATTAGTGTTGATTAATACTCCAGCCGCTCCAGTTGTTCTAACTCCTCTAAAACCAGAATACACAGCTCCAATTTGATCAGTCGAATTAAATCCTACAACACTCTGTGTAAATAAGTATGTTCCTGGTGTAGCTCCTAGTGGAAAAGTATAAAGAGTTACAGGTGTTACACCATCTGTTGTTGTGGCGGTTCCGGTTATTCTATTTGATAGTTGCACTTGAACACGATTAGAAGCACCTGTTTCAACAAGTCCACCCTCTACTAGGATTCCATTAGCGTTATTATCGGTAACATCAATTGCGACGACTTCTAAAACATTTGCAGATGGTACAGCTGTCCCATTATCTGTAACATAAGATGTGGCAACACTAGGCGGTACAGGCCCTGAAGAAGTGTTAATAATTCCTGACTGACTCATAAGTAGAAACCTAAAATATAAAATGTTCTGAGATCAGGTGACCACGTTGATGGAGTTATCACATTTAATCTAAAATCCATTCCTGCAGGAATTATTTGAGGAGTTGACATTCCCCCTAAATCCCCGACACCGATAGCATTTGTAAATCCATTATCAGGCTGAACTTGAGTTAGATTTGCATAATCATCGTAATTAGGACCAATCCAGCCTAAATTAAATTCAGCTTCATTTCCTGCACCCCCGATGTTATTTCCTCGGCTAAAAAAACCGGTCATAATAAAATTTGACGATGCAGTGAACAGAATTGTATCTCCTGCGGCTGTCATATCAATTTGAGGTGAAGTTATGACCAAACTGGTATTGGTCACAGTTATTGTAATGGTATTACCAGCACCTGAAGTTGCAATGCCTTGTGTTCCAGAACCTGGAGTGACTACGTTTAAAATATTAAGAGCTGGTATTGCAGTACCAGAATCAGTAACGTAACTAGTCGCAACACTTGGGGGAAGAGGACCACTTCCACCCGTATTTAATGTTCCTGACTGGCTCATTTAACCGCCTGCATAAACAGTTACAGCATAAACAGATCCAGTTCCTGCGCTTCCCTTTACATAGATTTGAGTCCCTTGAGCAAACGCTAGCCTTTGATCCCCTGAAACACTTTGAGCGTCAGAACCGAAATCATAAAGAGTAAAAGCATTAGCAGGCAAAATATCATGATCATTCGTTCCATCAAATGAAACAGTCACTAAAACTGTACTATTATTTACTATTTTAAGAAGCACCGAAGGATTAGCCAAAACAGACCCCAACGTTTGATAAGACCCGGTAAATGTAGCCGAGTCTATGCTTCTTAGAGGTTCAAATAATGCACGTTTTCCTAAAATTGTCATGGTTTTTCCTTATCTAATTTCTATTCCATTTTATGATGGTTTTATTTCTTCCGTTTTGGTTTGCTGAACTTTTTCAGCTTCTTGCATCTTTTCCATTACAAAAGATTTTAATGCACAGGAATAATCATATAATTGGCCTAAAGGACAGTCATGATCTATTAGGAGCGAACACTTATCATAACCGTCCACTTTCAATTCAATTCTACTAACCAATTTCATTTTTGCTCCTTTGAGTTTCAGATTTTTACACTGGTCGAACTATAATATATGCGTATGTGGATACATCCCCGGTCTGAGTTGAGCCCGGAGTTCCGATAATAACGCTGGTAACAGTAAAACTCGCACCATTAGAAATGGTATAAGTAAGTTCTCCAAGCGTAGTAGAAGCGGCCACACCGGTTCTTGTCAAGAAAATCATATCTCCAGTTGCAATGTTTGTATTTGCAATAGTTTGAGTACCTGCTGTTAAGACACCAGTTCCTCTAAAGTCAGTAACTGCACCACCTTTCCATGAAAGGAATTTAGCTGATCCGTTGATCACTAAGTTTCCTGCTGTAGCAGTAATATTTCCTGCTGTAGCTGTCAAAGAAGTCGAGGCAGTTAAAGAACCTGTGACGGCAGTATTTCCAGTCGAGTTACCGATATTAACAACGCCAGTTCCACCAGTTCCTATTGTGGTAGTGGCTGCGCCAGATGCATTGATTAAAGTTGTGCCTACTTGTGTCAATGCTGCTAAAGTGGTTAATCCAGTAACACCTAATGTGGTACTAATTGTCGCTGCGCCTGTAATTGCGGTATTTCCTGTTGCGTTACCGATATTGACAGCTCCGGTACCTCCTGTACCAATTGTTGTTACAGCTGCTCCAGAAGCATTAATAAGCGTTGTTCCAACTTGGGTTAGACCTGCAAGTGTAGTCAAGCCAGTAACACCTAAAGTAGTACTAATTGTAAGAGCACCGGTAAGAGCTGTATTGCCAGTAGCATTACCTAAATTCAACACTCCAGTACCACCAGTAGCAATACTGGTTGCAGCAGCTCCGGAAGCGTTTATTAAAGTCGTACCAACCTGTGTGAGTGCCGCTAAAGTTGTTAATCCGGTTACGCCTAAAGTCGTACTGATGGTGAGCGCTCCAGTTAGGGCTGTATTACCAGTAGCATTACCCAAATTCAAGACACCGGTGCCTCCTGTAGCGATATTTGTTGTGGCAGCTCCAGAAGCATTAATATTTGCTGTCCCGACTTGTGTTAACGCAGCTAAAGTTGTAAGTCCTGTAACTCCAAGAGTAGTGCTAAAAGTACCAGAACTAAACGAAGAGGCTCCCGTTACTCCTAAAGTCGTACTAAACGTACCTGATGAGAATGTGGACGCTCCTGTAACCCCTAATGTTGTAGAAAAGGTTCCTGAAGTAGCCGAAAGAGCGGCAATAGTCGAGGCACCTGTTACTCCAAGAGTTGTACTTACTGTCAAAGCACCTGTTACAGCGGTGTTACCAGTAGCATTACCTATATTAACTGCACCGGTTCCACCAGTTCCGATGGTTGTTACACCGGCTCCTGAGGCATTGATATTTGCTGTTCCCACCTGTGTTAAGGCTGCTAACGTTGATGTGCCTGTAACACCTAATGTAGTTCCTACAGTTAAAGCAGCTGCTAATGCTGTTGCACCGGATGCCGAAAGAGTTGTAGCTGCAACAGGTCTAGGTGTAGTACTACCAAAACCACCCGCTGGAGGGGCTGCAAAAACAGCGGCTAGGTTACTTGGTTGTAATGCTGTATTAGCGTTCGGAGCTGTACCTAGAACCGCATTTGCATCTGTTTCAAGAAAAACGTAACCTTGTTGTGTTGTTGTGGCTGGTACTCCAGCACCTGCGACTACTCCAGCAATAACAGTGGCTACATCATTAGATAATGGAACAATCGCTCCAGCTGGTGCGTTACCGTTTTGTAATTGCGATAAAGTGGCTAATTCAACTATTCCGAAAGAAGTTGTAGTGGCGTTACTATTTCCTCCTGCTTGCCATACCTGAGCACCAGAAGTAAAACCAACCAATTGAAAAACTGATTGTGTGACAGTATTTAACCAAAAATCTCCGATTCTTGCCCCCTTCACAGCAGTACCTGGATCGACTTTAGCTTTAATTAAATTTGGGGGAACTGTTGCTTTTACTCCACAGTAAGCAAACTCATTAGGAATAGGATCTTTACCGCTCATATATACACCTCGTAGTGTTTTTATAGGTTTAAAATATATTTTTACCGTAACATATAGAAATTTTATGTACAACTATTTATTTTATTTTTTCTGTTTCACTTTATTGTGGACAAATACGAAAAATCGTGGTATGTTGATGAACAAGATAATTTTTCTAAAAATAAGAGAATTTTAATGATAAATTATTCCAAAAAATATAAAGGATAATAAATATGACAGAAAAAAAACAGGTTATAGCAGGTGTTGTTTCTATTTTTGTTGTTCTTATTTATAGTCAATTTATTTACCCTTTTATAAATGTATGGCAAGAAGGAATAAAAGGACAAGCTGAACTAGCACGAGCGGAATATAACCGTCAAATAATAACATGCGAGGCAAATGCTAAAAAAGAATCATCTAAATCTCTTGCAGAGGCGGAAGTCATAAGGGCGGAAGGCGTCGCTAAAGCAAATAAAATCATAGGAGACTCTCTTGAAGGTAATGAATCTTATCTAAGGTATTTATGGGTGCAGGGATTACAAACAAATCAAATGCAAGTGGTTTATGTGCCAACAGAGGGGAATCTGCCTATTTTAGAAACAAACAGACTGCTAATGAAGGATAAATAAAATGGAATGGATTCAAGTTGTTGAAATACTTAAAGAGGTAAACATCGCTCAGCTTATCGTAATTGGGATGATGTTTTGGTTTTTCTATAAACGAGTCGATGCAAAGTTCGAAAAAATTGATGCAAGATTTGAGAAAATGGATGAAAAAATTGACAAGGTTGAAAAAAGTTTAGGTAACCGAATTGATAAACTTTCCGAAAAAGTAGAGGATATTGATCGTAGACTATGTCGTATCGAAGGTAGTTTAGCCACTCAAGGGTCTTGTCTTTTTAATCAGGCTCATAAAGAAAAATTAACAGGTTAAAAATTAGGTGAAAATGGATCAATTTTTTATAGTTTTACCTTTCTTAATAGTATTAATTTATTATATGGAAACTGACCCAAATGAACCGGGTATCGTACACTGGCTTCTGAATGGTAAATCAGAGGACGTTTAGTCTTCTTTTAGACCTTTTTCCAGTTTTCTTTCATATAGCCTTAAAGAAGGAAGATCTTTTTTTGCAGCAGCTTCTAAAGCATTAAAATAATATTTTCTAAGTTCTTTGCTCTTAAATATTCTTGTCGCAAAATCAACAGATCTAGCTGCTCCCATCGTTCCAATAGCTGTTCCCACTGTTGGAACAATTAACTCCGGATGACCTAGGATAGTTTCTCCTATGATAGCCCCTAAAACAGATTTAGTCCCTAAATGTTTTGTTATATAATTTGATATTTTTCCCCCTTCCATAACAGCACCATAGATCTGGTTTGCAGGTCTATAAGCCTTGGAAAATTCGGGATTTAGTTTTTCAAATGGTTGAATAGCCTTGTCAACCTCATGACCCAGATGTTTCAAAAGTTTTTTTTCTCTTTTAAGGAGAAGTGGATCTTTCATCAAAGTATTAAGGTCTCTTTTAGCTGCTGTAAGCTCTTGAACGCCTATTTTCCCTTCAGGATTAATTTTGGAAATAAGCTCTTCAGTTGGTTTCAAAACCGCATTTTTTGACGGAGTTGAAACACCTTTTTGCAAATCCATCGATAGATCTCTGAGATTTTTCTTGAAATTGATTGCATCAACTGATGCCCCTTTTGCTAATTGATTAGCTCTTTGGTATTGGTTTGAAGCATATTTTAATGCTCCACCAGGATTTAACACACTCAAAAGGATTATTGTTCCCAGTTTTGCTGCTTCTTGTGGCTTTTCACCAAATCCTAAAGCCTTTGTTCCTTCTTTTACTGCCGTTGCGCCTGCTGATATTCCTAAAGCTTTTCGGAATTTTATTGGCCCAAGAAGAGAAGCTGCCGTTTCTGCAAATTCGTCTATTAACTCTTCAGTTTTTCCTTGTGGAGAAGTAAACCCTTTTGTAGCTTCTTGAGAGAATTCTTTCAATTCACGTGAGGTAGGAAGTCTTTGTTTTTTTATTTTTTCATAAGCTTCTTCACTAGGCTTATGACCAGATATTTTTTCCAAACCAGAAAAAACACCACTCTGAATCAAGCTAGAAATGTCTCCTGGAATTCCTCCAATAACTTCTGCTACCCTAGAACCCAATCGTGCAATATGTCTTCCCCCTTCATATAAAAATGGAAAACCTTCGACTTTTTTCTTTCTATAAGAAGCAAAAGGATCGTTTTCAGGATTTTCATCAGGACTTTTAATATTTTGCGTTTGGGGTATAGTGTCAACAGGTATTCCAGCTTTTCTATTTCCTTTAGTTCTATAGTCGGAGAATGGATCAACTTGTGTTGTCATGGCAACGTAGCTCCTAGTTGTTTTAGCTTCTCTACATCTTGTGGAGGAACATCTAGAGGATCTCCTCTATTATCAAACATCAAGGTATTTCCCGGTGTGATCCCATATTCTTCATTCATTATTTTTATTGAATTTTGTTTGATTTCAGGAACTTTTGAGTTAGCATATTCAGTGACCTTTTCATTAACTTTAGCTTGAAAGTCTTCGGGAATTTTTCCATTATTTTCTTTTTTTAACTCTTTAGCGATTTCTACTTCCTTACTCTTTATGTCTTGAAATTCTTTTAAGTTTTTGATGATCGCCTCATTAGCTTCCTTGCTAAAGTCTGGACTTGGATAAGCATTAAGAATCGTTTGAAACTCAAAACCAGTAAATTGAGATCCAAGAATTGATCGGATATCAGTTATAAGATTTTTTACCTCAGCAGCAAATTCCCTCCTGCCCTCTGAAGTAAGATTCACAAGACCTGTTTTCTCTAAAATTTTCTCAAATGGTTTTCCCGTAACTCCATTTAAATTTAATTTTTCTAATCGGTCCAAAGTTTGTTTTTTTAAAGCATGTTGTTTAGACGTTTCTTGAAGTGATTGGTTATATTTCACATCTGCTTGTGCTTGTGCTTGTGTTAATTGAGTTTCTCTCTTGTATTCGGGAGATTCTTTTCTTTTTCTTTCTTCGAATTCCTGTTGCGACCTTTTTTCACGCATTATCGATTCTTTTTGGCTTTGTAAAAGCCTTCCCAAATTAGGGTCAAGGCTAGTTATTTCTGCTATCTGTGAATCATTCAAGCTTTCAGGACTAAATTGTTTTTGTTCTTGATTTTGTTGATCGATATTTTGTTGAGGTTGTTGTGCGGGTCCAAACAATTTGTTTAATAGGTTTTGAGTTTGTGTCAATTTTTGGCTTTTTTGCAGCTGTTGACCTAATGCAGAAGCGATGTCAGGTCGATTAGTTAAAGCTTGATGTAAACCTATCAATTTATCTTCTGGAGATAGATTTGGGTTTGCATAAATCTCTTGTGCCTTATTTAAAGACTGCTCCAGCATAGATTGCTCAAGCTGTTTTTGTTGCATTTGTCTTTGTTGTTGTTGCTGAAATTGATTTTGTTCTCTAGATCTATTTATTTGGTATCCAACTTCATTTCCTGCAACAGAACCCAATGCATTACCTAAAGCTGATCCTATTGATGGTCTCGGTGTTACAACATGAACCATGATTAAAACCTCCTTCCAACTCCGCCCGCAAAGGCTTCTAAACCAGATTGTAATAATCCCTTTTGACCTGGGATTTCATAAAATTGACCAGGTACTTGACTTGCAGCATTTAATCTATTTTGTATCGGTTGTTGCGCATATTGCAAGGCTTGAGGAAGGGCTTGCATTTGAAGACCGCTTCTAAGTCCTGCTAGATCCGTTTGTAGGCTTCTACCTGCTTGTGCTAGGGAATTAGCTAGAGCACTTGATCTTAGCCCTCCAGCTCCTGTTCCCATTCCTGCAAATCGCTGGGCAATTCCTGGAACAATATTTTCATTAAAGTTTTGTAAATAGGGAGCTTCAAAGTTTTTAAAGGCTTCTGGGTTTCCTGAAAGTAAATTCTGTAGATAATCATTTCCTTGATTATAAGTTTGGTTACCTTTCAATCCTCCGGAATTCATTAATTTCAAAAGTGCACTTAGAGATTGGCTAGAATAGGGATTCATCTCAAAATCCGAACCACCAAAAAAATCTTGAGCTCCTCCAAAAAAATCCCCTAGTGCATTACCAATACTTGAAAAAAATCCACCCATAAACCACCTACGTTTGCTTTAGATATTCAAAAACAATATAACATTGTGTAAGATTTGATCCATAATTATTATTTACATTTACCGTTTG